GTTCGTGATGCCTTGGACATCCTTGCCCATTTTTATAGCAGCTTGGATGCCTTTTATAGCACCCTGTGCTATGGCGAATGCGCTAATTGGGTCAATCATGGCGCTCTTTCTTGACTACCTCCAACACCCAGCGACACACCCGCCCGTCCTTATCTAAAAATTCATTGGCCCCGTACTTTTCACTGGGCAGCACGACGCGGCACACCAACACGATTTTTGTCTCGGTATTGGGCCACGGTACTTGAGCAGAAGCAATTGCATCAAGCATCACACCGTTTCTGATTGGGGTTTAACACGGCTAGTCAACCTTTTATGAGGTTTAGTATCTTGCTGTTATCTGCTAGAGCCACAATTTCATGCCATTGTTCATCAGGCACGTCAAACACGTCTCCCGCATTGCCAACTTTTTCCCACGCTGGGTCTAAGTGCATAGACCTAATTGCAATAGAACCAGCCAGAATAATTGTTATATGCCCTTCCCCTTGTAAATGGTAATGCCCAGAAACAATGTCGTCTTTATTGGGGAAGTCGTAGTACGCGCCTTTTAAATCGCGCACCGCATACAGTGTTGTTATTGCAGCAGCCATTTGCGCTCTCTACACAGTCTGCCAAGACTCTACTGGAATAGTGGGCCAAGTAATGTTTCCAGCAACAGGGTTAATTGCATATTGCCGCACAGCGTTACGGTATGTTACAAACTCTTGCACGTTGCTTAAATACGGGTTGCTTTTTGTTGGGTCACCAACATCAGGGATAACTGTCCAATCCGTAGCTTGCAGTTTAGTTGTAGCTGTTTTCTTGTTTTCGCCAACAGTAGGTAACGGTACAGGCGGTACTGGGACTGGAACCTGCCATGCAGCAACGGCGTTAAGCGCCCATTGGGGTAGTGTCTCTATGCGCTCGGAACGTGTGGGGTTTTGTAACTCTAAATTGCCGTAAACGTCATACCACTGAAGGGCATGTACATCATCTGGGGTTCCATCCCAGAGCAAGGGTTCTTTAGCTACGCTATCAACGATAACGGTTTTATCACTCGGGACTATTGTTACTCTCATGATTTACTTTCAATAAATTTGGGGGTTTGCACCGTTGCCAATAAAACCTGCTGGCTAGCCTGATTTGCCTTTGTCATCTCGTTTCGGAACGATTCCACTGCCGCGCCAGTGCTACGCTGTTGCTGGCTATTTTCAATCATAAGCATAGGCATCCATGCGATAGCGCATCCATACTCATCGACATCTGCCCCTGTATTTGGGTTAGTCCCACGTAATTTTGTAAACCAAGCACATTCAAGCTGTTTGCACGGATTAAAGTTATCGAGGGGGCAGTTGGCTTTAACTTCTAGTTGCATCGCTTAGTCCTTTGTAGCTAGTATTACGTCAACGTAAGCTACATTTATAGTCGCGGTTGCGGAACTCAATGACCCACTAAAACTGTGATCGTGTGAACCACCGCCACCCGTTGCCTCTGTGGTTCCCCCCGGAGGGCCGTTATTTGAATTTCCTGATGATACTTTTACACTTAATGGAGTACAAGCAGTAGGCTGTTGACCTGCATGTGCATGGCTTGGTATTTGTGCTGTACTCAGCGTAGTAGCCCCAACTGTTCCAGACACAGAACCCGTAACCGCAGGGGTTGCAAATGCAGTGCTAAAGGCCACAGAGCCACCAGTTCCCGCTGCACCAGAAACAACCCTTAACGCTTTGTCATTATTTGTCGTTAATTTTGTAAAGCCCGTTGGCGCTGCTGTTTGCGCAAATAACATAACAGTGCCAGAAGGTATCCCCCCCAAGGGTGCTGTACTTGACCAAGTTGTCCCGTTACTTGTTAAAACATTACCGTTGGTACTTGGAGCTACAAACTGGACAGAAGATGTTCCGTTGCCAAGCATTACGTTATTAGCTGTAAGCGTGGCTAGTCCAGTACCACCGTTAGCTACAGGAAGAATACCTGTTGTAGATACGGCTACAAAATCAAGGCCGTTCCAAGCTACAAGGGCTGCGGCTCCCGCAACAACAGTTACACCAGTAGTAGGCCCTGCGCCTACGATCTTAATGCTTTGTGTGCTGGATGTCTTGTTGATGACGATGTAGGTCTTAGACTGCGCCGGGGCTGTGATTGTCCGAGTGGCTGTACCGCCTGCGGTCCAAAGAATAACTGCCTGACGCGCTTGGTTAGCCGCTAGGGTTGTAGTTGTCAGGGTTACATCTGCGTCAGCGCTAAGTGTAGTTGTGCCTGCTACAGCGGTATCTAGCAAGGAGGTAAGCGAGGTATTAACCGTGTCGCCCCATGTACCGGACAGTTCGCCCGTTACGGGGAGGGCTAGGCCCAGAAGGGATGTTGCTGCAGTAGTCACGGTAATTCCTTATATTGATAGGATTTTATTGGGTTTTAGGGCGTAATGCAATCATGCGTCCGCAGGTAGTGGTGTGTTACCTTCAGCAAGCCACTTTAGGTAGGCTTGGTAGTCCGTGTTGGCTGGGTCGAAGGGGATGAAGGCGTTGTCGGACAGGCGTTTAATGCACTGCACTTCATTAGTAACTGGATGAGGGTTTGTTAGTTGATACATGATTAAAGTTCCGAAGAAGCGGTGTATTGCGCTTGAATTTGATTTCCTGAAGCAACAGAGCCATTAACATACATCCAGCCCGTAGAGTTTGTACCTGTGTCGTACTGAGTATTGATTGTGTTTGTGCCTCCGCTTATATTGATAGAACCTGCCGTACCTCCAGTTGTGTACCAAGTTACTGTTGGACTTGCTCGCATGGACACCATTAGTCTGGCTTCCATTTGAGGCAGAAACGGGTCGGTGTTATAAATGCGGGTAGTCTTAGAACCTGAAACAGTATTCGTACCCACCGCAACATCGGTGTTGTATGATTTTTGAAAATACCGCTGACACAAAGCCAACTCCGTCCCATAAGGCCGGTAGTCAAACGATGTGGCTGTGCTGCCTTTTTCAAGCTGTACTCCGGTGATGTAGAAGGTGGCTCCGCTTGTTCCGACTACAGAGGTTGCGCCTGTGGCTGACATATATCCTGAACCTGCCCAAGCACCAGCAGTTCCGCTGTATGTTGCGCCAACCCCAAGACCAAAATAAACACGAAGACCAATACCATTAGTTGTAAGCCAAGTGCCGCTTGTATCGCCAGCAATAGTTACAGAAATTGTTGTCCAAGTATTTGCTGTTGGAATTGAATATGTAAACGGATAACTACGATTGAATGCGCTGTTGGAAATAGAACCACCAAAAGTACCTGTAAGGCTTGAATAAACCCTAAAAGACAAAGTAACTGTTGCCGCTGATGCAGTACCCCATGATAAATCAGCCGTGTTTAATCCTTCAATGTTTTGAGATACCCAATAATAATCCCCTGTTAATACTGAATAAGCTGACTGTGATTGAACTCCAACATAATTAGAAAACCCCGCAGGAGGAGTAATTGAGTTATAGTTTTGGCTACCATTTAATTTTGCTCCTACTGTTTGTGCCACTTGCCATCTATCTAATGCGTATCCGTTAATAGATGTGCCGAAAGCAGCCCCAGCGTTCCTCTGGTCAATCACCATTGCGCCGTTGATGATGCGGTTTTTGAAGCCTGTGTACTGGGCATTTGTACCCAGCAAGCCTTGGTCAACAACTGTTAAAGCCATTATTGGTTCTCCTCTGCTGGCAATGGTGTGTTGCCAAGTGCAAGCCAGCGTAGGTATTCGGCGTAGTCTGTGTTGGCTGGGTCAAAGGGGATGCAAGCGTTGTCTGATAAACGGATTACGCTTTGTGGCTCACCGCCATAATTGTTTTTGGTTAATTTATACATTTTTATAACTCCGCAGAAGCATCAATAAATGCTGTAGATGAATTGTTTGATTGAATTGCAACTGCTCTACCTTGTGTTAAACCAGCACCTGAAGCATTAAATCCTTGTGACCACGATTCTGTTGAACTCCAATTTCCAGCTAAAGAAGTCACGGCTGGTGAGCCTGTGCCATCATACAAACGTAAATTTGAAAATGAACAAGTTGGAGTAGTTCTCATTGTTACTGGATGTTTTGCGTACACGCCAGAACAGGAAGCCGCACTATCAACAACACCAATGGCAAAAGTATTAAAAAGAACGCCTGATACGCTTCTCCAATAATACCGCTGACAAAGCGCCAACTCCGTCCCATACTGACGGTACTCAAATGGGGATGCTGTTGTACCTGCTTCTAGCTGTACGCCTGTGATGTAGAAGGTTGCTCCGCTTGTGCCGACTACGCTGACTGCGCCTGTGGCTCCTGTATACCAAGCGCCCGCCCACGTATTAGCAGTTCCAAGTTTTGATGCAACAGAGCCTAAGTTAAACTGAGCAATAGCACCAACTCCGTTGGTAGCGCCCACCCAAGTTCCTGTTGTATCGCCAGCAATGGTTACTGTCTTTTGTTCCCAAGTGTTTGCTGCGCTGATTGTGTAGCTAAACGGGTAGCTGCGGTTAAAAGCGTTGTTGGTCATCGCGCCGCCAAACGTACCTGTCAACGAACTACGAACCCAAAAAGACAAAGTGACTGTCTGTGCGTTTGCAGTTCCCCACATCATGTCAACAAAGTTAAAGCCTTCAATTTTTTGATTGACGGAAAAATAATCATTTCCTGTTACTGCATAAGCAGACAAAGATGTAATTAGCAATGAGTTTGCAAAACCAGTTGGAGCAGTAGAAGATTGCTGCGCTGAAAATTTACTTACTTGAGAAAGCCAATAATTCCAGCGGTCACAAGAGCCGTACTGACCGTCAACCGTAGGAGTAACACTAGCCCCCGCATTACGCTGGTCTATCACCATCGCGCCGTTGATGATTCTGTTTCTAAAAGATACGTTGTTTGCGCCGCTTTGCGCTATGTTGACGGCTAGGGTCATGTTGTGTCCTTATGCTGTAAAGGTGGTTGTACCAGATGTAAAGGTGTGAATGGTGTACCCGTTGACTGAGGTAACAGTACCGCCAGAACCTCTTTGTATGCCGGGATAAGAAATAATAACAATTCCAGAACCACCGTTACCACCAGCGTAGCCATCGCCCCCACCTCCCCCGCCACCACCTGTATTTACTGTTCCAGCAGCACCAATAGCAACATTACCACCCGCACCGCCCCCACCAGCGCCGCCAGTACCCGCAGCTTGTGCGCTTACCCCGCCGCCGCCCCCACCTGCGTAGTAAGCATAAGCACCGCTTATACGCGACAACATTCCAGAGCCACCGTTACCACCGCAAAGACTTGAACCTTGCCCACCCGTCATCCCTGCGCCGCCGCCACCACCACCACCATACGAAGCGCCAATGGTATAAGCACACCCACCAGCAAACCCTTGTCCAGCAGTTCCAGCGCCAAACGCAGTTGAGGTGTAAGCAGAACCCCCACCTGAGCCACCAGTAGTTAACGCGGCTCCACCGAGACCCATACCATTACCACCGCCAATAGCGGTTAGGCTAAATCCAGTAGAGTTTGAGCCAACTGTTCCGTTTACTCCTGAAGCACCACCTGTTCCGCCACCACCAACTACAAGGCTATATCCAGTTCCCGATGTAACGGTAAAAAAACCGTTAAGTACGCCGCCGCCACCGCCACCGCCTCCAACACGCCCGCCACCGCCACCGCCTCCAGCAACAAGAAGATATTCAAGGCTGTACGTAGTTGCAGATATAGAAGACAGGTTATAGCCAGCAGCACCTATAGCCAAATAAGAAGAAGACACGCTACCCGCAGTGGCAGGGATAGCGTTCAACACCGAACTAACCAAGAAGCTCTCTGTGACTACTGCATCGCCTACTGTGCAGGCGTTGTTCAATACTACCGTTGTGCCTGTGGTGGCTGTAAAGTCTGTAGATACAAGCCGTACCCCGTTCCTGTAAACGTCGATGTAGCCAACGGTATAGGAAGGCACACTAAATGATGTCTGACCCGCTGTTGCCGTGAAGTCTGTGACGGTTCTGTAAGCTGTAGTCGTTACGCCACTGGCTGGGATGCCAAGGTATCTAACGCTGATGTTGCTTGTACCGCTTGGCGGGGCGGCTGAGAAGGTCAGGGTTGTGCCTGATACAGAGTATGTACTTGGGTCTTGCGTTACCCCACTTACCACCACTAAACAAGATGACGTATTGGCAGGAGCCACCGTCATGGTGTAGGCTACTTGTGAGCCTGTCCCGCTGAACGTATCAGTCAGAAATGCTGCTGAGATTGGGGAGTTGCCGATGTAGCTCATGCTAACTGTTCCTCGGTGGGTCGTGCATAGGTGGGGTGTTCCCACTTGGCTATGTATTCAGTTTCACCCTCTTTAAACAACGCAATGCTTCCAAACACTTGGCGAAATTCCATATCGTCAATTTGCGGATAAATTGATTTAATTTTTTCATAGAGTGTCATCATGCGACCCTTATTAAAACTGCTTGCAATAGTGCATAGATACCACTTGCTGTTCCACCAGCAATTTGAAAAGCGGCAACCGTAATGTAATCAGTTGTTCCATTCATTTGAACAATACTAGACGCTTCAACTTTTGGATAAATTGCAGAACCAGAACCAATTCCAGAATATGCATAAGATGAGTTGTTTTTAAGAATGGTTGTACTAATAACAACTGCATTTATTCCGTTGACATCCCATCCAGTCCAAGCATTAACTAAGTAGTATCCTGCTACTTGAGGTGTGAATCTGCCAGTTGTTGTGCTAAAAGCACTTGCTGTGTCAACCACACTTGCGCTATATGATGTAAATACAGTTGAAGTAGCAGTTGGAACACTTACTGCGGTTGAAGACCCAGTTATTAAAAGCGGGCCAGTACCAGCCACACCAGTAGCCAATTTTGTTTGGGACACCCCTGCTGCTTCGAGCCCCGCTGTTCCAATAGTGCTGATAGGCATTATCTACTCTCCAAAGCCAACGCCTGCTCTGCTTGACGTTCTGCGGCAGACTTAGTTGGGGCAGCGTTCACTATGTCTTCTTTGGAGCCGGAGATAGTGCCACCAATTGAAGTGATACGCTCTACCTCTGTGGCAACAATTTCCTCAATGGCAATGCGGCAGCGATTGTGAACCGCGTTGTCAATCCAGTCTTGTGCAGATATTGCAACAAATTCCAATGCTTTAAACTCGGCATCAGAAAGAGTAATGTAAATTGTGTGAGACATTATTGTTCCTTTTTAACCAACTAGATAACCTAAAAAGCACGAATAAGTACCACCATATGCTGGATTGGCCCCCATAAATACGTATACATAATCTCCAACATTTAAAGTAACCATTATTGGTTTTGTAGCCGTTTGGAAAGCAGTGCCGTTGGTATAACTTTCTACATTCGAGCCATAAATACTCGCTCCATTTTTGCTAATGGAATAAAATATGGCTGTTGAAGAATTACTTAAAATACTTGCGCTAAAAAAATAAGTTCCAGCAACGGGGGCGGTAAAACGATAAGTTGATGTATCGTAACTATTACTAACATTTATTGAGGCTTGATTAAATGCGGCAACAGAACTTGCAGCAAAAGCACCACTAGCTGCCCCACCAGTTTGTGTTGCATAAAATGCTGGCTGAAGAGGTGTTGTTACATATCCAGCAGTACTAATAATGACTCCCGTTGTCCCTGCGCTTTGTAGCGTTAGGGCTGTGGCTGTTGCGGATGTTATTGTGCTAATCGTGGGTGTTGTAATCGTTGGGCTGGTTTGGAATACCCCTGCACCTGTGCCTGTGCTTGATGCCATTGATGTGGCTGTCACCGTCCCCTGACCCGGTGCTATGACCTGAGTGATGGGGCTGGTGTAGTACACATAGATATTGTTTGTCCCGCTCAGAGGGGCAGAGGTGAACGTGATGGTGCTGCCACTGACCGTATATGCCGAACTGGGGTTCTGGGCTACGTTGTCAATGGTGACTTGGACTTGGGCCACAGACGCAACTGGGCGAGACAGCGTAAATGCCGTGGCAGAGCCTGTACCACTGAAGTAATCAATGGCTGGCGTGAAAGCCTGTGTGGTGTTGGTGTTGCCTATAAAAGCCATGTTATGCCGCCAATAAGACAGAAACCACTACGTCAGCCGATGTTGCTGCGCTTGATACCACCTTTAGCGCATCTGACGCAATCAGCACAATCCTGTTACCTTGAATTACCTCTAGCGAACCGCCCACGGGAACAGTAGCCGTCTTGACCAAGTAGTAGTCCACCGCAGACCGAGTGAAGTACACATCACAGGTGATAGGGGAAACGGAAGTGTTAGCCACCACCAGACTGGCTACAGCCGCCGTAGTGGAAGCAGATACCGTAACTAGGGTAGAAGCAGATGTGCCAACATTCTTGGCTACATATGAAATATTGGTGTAGGTTGCCATATTAGCCCATCATAAAAGAAAGAAAGTACGCTTGGTCAAGGATGTTCTGCGTAGGAGGATCGTTAGTGACCGAGTATTCGGCGGGGTAAGCTACAAAAACATCTTTTGTGCCCGCGCTAAAACTAAGTGCTGATGGCTGTGTAGCGGAACTATTTGACAGAACCGTTGTACGGGCTAAGAGTGTTCCTGACGATGTGTAAGTACCGATCCCAACTTCCCACTCCGACCCACTTTGGCTTGCAATCGTGTAGTACGTTGTGTTTGCGTTTCCAATCACTGCAAAAGACTGAAACCCAGTTGATGCGCCGAGAAGCGTCACTGTTCCCGTACCTGTTGTGGTGGTCGTTTCTTTTACACGGTCTGCTAGTACGAGAGCCATATTTGTCCTTAATCTGTCTCAACCAACGCCCAGTTGGATGTCTCTGCGGTGTTGACCAACGCCCAGCTAGAAGATTGAGAGTCGTTCACATTTTGCCAGTTTGGGGTCTGGCTGTCATCTACTAATATCCAATAAACAGCGATTACAGTTCCAACTGCACCAGAAGCGGATACACCTGACAAAGCAACCGTTATTACAGGGCCAACCGATCCTACATCACCAACAGCTTGAACGCCTGTTAGAGCCGCTTCTTTTCCGGGGACTACCGTACCCACTGCCCCAGAAGCCGTGACACTCGTCAACGCAACTGAGATTACAGGAGCTACCGAGCCAACTTCGCCTATTGCCACATCGCCGGATGTCGCATCAGACTCGTTGTAGATGACCGTACCAACCGCGCCAGAAGCCTCAACCCCCGTAAGAGCAACCGTAATACTAGGAACAACCGTGCCTACTGCACCGTCCGCTTGAACACCTGTTAGCGCAAATATCTTCTCTGGGGTGAGCGTACCTGTAGTACCGTTAGCGTGAACACCCGCTATTAATGGGAAATTGGTTTCGTCTACAGCACCAACGTCTGCGTTGGATAAAACACCAGTTAAAGCTACGGCTTGACTTTGCGTAACAGAGCCAACACTGCCCGTTGCGGATACGCCCGTAATGGCAACAGTGATTTCTGCTGTTACAGACCCAACAGTACCCGTTGCCTCATTGCCTATAAGAGCAAAAGCCTTAACAGCCTCTACCGTCCCAACCGCACCAGTCGCAACTACACCCGTCAGGGCAACAACAACTGTGTTTTCCCCTAATGACGCAAACGGGGCCTGTGCATATGCGGAGATACCAAACATGGTCTACGGCTTACGCCGCCTCCGCTTAGGTTGTTGCCAGACGCAGTAACGCGGTTGATGTGGTGTTGGCTGGCATCGTTAAAGTAAACGTGCCCGCAGTAATGGTCTGACTACCAAAGGTATGAACAGAAACCGCTTTATTACTCTGCGAAGAGTTATAAATTAACACTGCATCAAACGCTGTGGCTAAAGTCACCGAGGTGTAGACAAGCGAAGCAGAAGGAGTAAAAAACGCTACGCCCGCAGTAGTAGATGCGTTGGTCGCTGTAGGAGGAGTTGCAGCCGTGACCGCTATACCACCTGCGGTGTACCCAGCACCAGAGACTTCCCCAGTTGCCGAATATGCCGTAGTAGATGCGTCGTAAGTAGCAGATGCCAAATACAAAGCCGCTTTAAAAGTATCTACTGTAGTAGCTGCGCGGATAGGCGCAACACCAAAATTATGGGTTGCGGTCATTAACTCGCCCATGAACGAGGTGCACATTGATTGGGTATTTGCCATGATATTTCCTTAAAAAGAAGCGGTTTCAGCGTCTGCAAAAGTGGGTATTTTCTTCAGCGTAACGTGAGCAGACCGATGAACCAACTCATCGTTTAACCAATACTCAGTCCAAGTGGTTAACTCATTTTCATTGTCTACAGTGCCAGAACGGTGCTCCAACAAAGAGTCATCCATCTCACCTTTGGTAGTCGTAACAATCAATTTGAACTCCTAATGAGCGCTGAAGTAGCTGTATTAGCGGGCATTGTGATGGTGAATGTAGTGGTAGATGTTTTATCTGATCCAAAATCCAACACCGCAATGGACTTATTACTCTTGCTAGCATTGTAAATCAAGGCACACCGTGCTGTCACTGCTGTTGACCAAGACGTATTGGCCCAGTTAACGTAGACCGTGTACCCAGAAGTATTAAGCGCAACGCCTGTCATTATCTCGCCACCTGCTGTATAGCCTGACGCTACAACTTCACTAAGGGTGGTATATACCGTGGTATCTGCATCAAGATTAGCGTTTGACGTGTACAAGGCGATCTTAATGGTGTCCGTCAACAGGTTGTGTACCGCTTGGTACACCTCTGCTTTAAACGAAGTTGTCTGGGTTTGAACAATCATGTGACTACTTCAAAGCTGTTGGACTTACGGCGGTTTTCGGACTGAGCTACTACTTGTAAGTTCCAAGGAGCGTGCAAACCCATAACTTTTTTACCCCGCAATGGGACGATGTGATCTACTTCCCAAGGAAAGCCAAACATTTTTGTCCGTAAATTTGCTAGTTCATACGCTTGCTCGATCATCCAATGATCGTCTGCTGTTAACCATTTGGGTGTAGCTTGTGTTTTACAGGCATATCGGCGAGCAGTCCTAGCATTGACTTTAGCGGGGTTTTGCTTTGCCCACTTACTGCATTTAGCGTTATGCTTCTCACGATTTTCTGCGACCCATTTAACGGCTTTCGCCGTAATGTGTTCTTTGTTTTTTTCGTGGTTTAGCTTCATATACGCAGAAACACATTCTTTGCAGATGTTACGGTACCCGTCTTTGCGTGACACATCTTTGTGAAAAAAACTCAAACTAATACTAGCTAGGCATCTGGTACAGGCTTTCATTATCTGACTCCTGTATTTTGTGGTAACGGGGCTTCCCGGTATTGCCCACTACGGTATGCGTCAGATCGTTCTAACCCATCACCTAAACGCTTGGCTAAGGCTAGTGCTTCCTTATACTTCCCATCGTAGAGAGCAAGAACGTCAGCCTCGCCCTTCATATACGTATAGGCTTCGACTAGACTTCCATACAACAGTACGGAATCGAAATTATCACCTAACCACGTTGTATTCGCAGTGGTAATAGATTCAGGAAAATAATAGTAGTGAAGCTCTACAACGTATGTAGCATTTGGCGTTGGACCAAGAATAAGCGAAAGCTCAGTGCTAATAACAGACCCTGAAACAGTTGGGCCAAACAAAGCATAGTACTTAGGGATAGCTGTTTCGGTCGGGGTTGGGTATGCTTCACGAATAAAGTTGACATCTTTGTTCAACAGGAACGAATACGCCCCAGTAGCATCGACCACTGATAACGAAAAGGGCGAAAGGAAGTCTTCAGGGCAAGACAAGTACTTGTTATTGGCTGTGATCGTTCCCGTCATGTTTTTACGCAACGAGGGGAACTGAATGGTGTTGTAGATGCGCTGCTCTGCCTGCTTTATGAACGTATTCATATCCGTAGTTGGGAACGTGTTCTCCGTGTAATCGGAGATTGCAGTGACTAGAGCAGCGTAGTTCATGCCATTGGGCCCCGAGCCATGACACCTTTGGTAGCTGCACCAGTTCCACGGATTTTGATGCCATCAGTTTTAGTTGGCTCATTACCAGCAGATTTGCTGATGTTGCCCACGCTTACATCGTAAGTGTCCAGCTTGCTACGGTTAGGTTCTTTGCCGGGGTTCTCAGCAACGGTTACACCCTTGCCCGACATAGTGTGAGGTTTAGCGTACAGGCTGGCAGGACCAACTTCTTTGCCCATGCGTTTCATGCTTTGTGTTGCCATATTAGCCTCGCTTTTGATTAGCTACTTTAGCCAGACCACGGCCTAGCTTCAGCATGTCTGCGTCAGTCTTGCCGCCTTTACCACCTTTGCCGCCGTGTTGAACTCCAACGGAAGGGCCGCTATCACCAAGATTTTTGCCTTTGGTTTTGCCCTTAGAGGCTATACCGTCTGCGGATTTTGTAAATGCCATGATTAACTCCTATGAAACCGTAATACTGACTATACCAACATTCGTTGTTGCAACCAAGTAGTTCTGCGTTAATGCAACGTCAAAAAACGATGCCCCACCTACCGGGTTCCAACCCCACTGAATATCTCTAGAGCCCCCCGAAGGGTACCCATTTGTGTTTGTGCCCGACGTAACATAAGTCGTGTCATTACGCGGATTACGCACAGCCTGTGGATCATCTACTGGAAACATACCCAACTGCAACTGCGGTTGATCCGGGTCCCAGCACTCAGGACACACCAAAAGGTTGTATTCCTTGAGCTTAATAATCTCTTTCTTTAGCTGCTTCAGTTTATATCTTTGCCCACAGCGGTCGCACTCGGCGATGCTGTGTTTGCCTGACGCGAATCTATTGCCCATAACTTAATTTATAAACATCTGACGTGGGACGAACCGCGACGCCGCTGATTCCCTGTCTTCCGTTGCGGCAAGCTGCCATGCTTCGTCGTACTGTGCTTTGAGGATGTCCAGCCGCATAGCCCCGTTAGGGACCTTCAGCGCCAAGTAATAGGCCAAACCTGCCACCATGCAGGGTAAGAACCGGAAAGGTACATCCATTGTGTTTACACCGTTACCTGCATCGTCAATACGGCGCATGCGGTAATAAACTAATTGGTAAGTAGTAGTGTTGTCTGGGGTAGGCCATACCGTTACGCAGGGTAAGTTCTGCGCGTATACGGGGGTTCCGTTAATGTGCGATGCCGCAGTGGTGTTAGCCTGCCCACGGTAGCAATATAGAAGCTGAGTACCAGAAACAGAACCGTAGTAAACGATCTCTGACTCAATCATTACAAAGCCAGATGTAGCCAGACCTACTGTAGTAGCTACACTAATCGTAGTGTCTGTAGCCGTGATTGCGCTTGTCAAAACTGTACCAATAGCTGACCGCTCACCGTCAAGCCGCTGTATCCAAATCTGAATCGGGCGAGCTTGCTGAAGTTTGTTAGGGATCGTAGCGTAGGTAGACACACTAATACGTGTGATTGTTAGGTCCGCCTGCGTTGAGGCAGTGCCTGCGCCAGTACGTATAACGTGCTCTAAAAGGTCTACGGTGTCCACGGGTAGGGCATAAGTAGATAGGCCCGGAGTCAAGGTGATTGTCCCCTGCTCAAACGTCCACATATTTACACCGCGATTGGCCCAGTCAGCAAACAATAAGTTAAGTGATCGGCGGGCTGTTTTCAGGTCATAGCCCGTGCGTAACTCAGAACCCGCACGTTCAAACGCCTCCTCTACCAATTCGGTGAGGTCTAGATTAAACGCTGAGGTTCCTGAACTTGCCATTATCTAAATCCCGCTGTTTTCTTTGCAATTGTTTTTGGCTGTGCTACGAATTGTTTTCCGGCTTTTTTGCCAGCACGCTTCGCACGCGTTGTTGCAGCATACTCACTAGGGCTGAGGCTTTTAATCGCAGCGCTTGGTAGGTATCTTTCACCTGTGTCAGAAGATTTTTTACCACTTTTGGTTCTCCATTTTTGATCGCCCCAATCTTTGAGCGATTGTTGAGGGGCCTTCATACTAGTCTCTGTACCCGCCACCTGCGGCTTTGTACTTCTTGGCGACAAGCTGTGCTTTACGTGCTGACCATTTTCCAGCGCCGGTTCCTTGCGTTGCCGCAGACATGACTTGACTAACAATCTTCTTGCGAAGACTAGGCTTGGTGTAGTTACCCGCCGCATTCACTTTAGATTTTACTTTGCCCCCAGCAGCGTACACCTCGACCTTGTTCGGATCATCCTTACGGGTGATCGTCTTGCCTTTGGGCATCTTGGAAGGGTTGATGTTACCCATACCGCGACTGGCTAACATATCAGCACATCCCGCCGTTTTTCATGGTAATCATCTTACCCTTGGTCTTGCCACGGGACTCGATACCGCCGCCACGGATGGACCCACCCTTGGCCTTTTTTACTACTGGTTCGTCCACGGGAACTGAATCAGGGTACGTCTTGGCTTTTGCCTGCTTAGGTGCGCTAGCCGCCTGTTTTGGCTTAGCTACAGGCTCGTCCACCGGAGTAGCGTTAGGGTATTTCATTTAGCAAATCTTTCCACGGGTTTTGCCTTTGGTAGCGATACCGTCGGCGCGGGAGGAAGCTGATACTGAACCACCTGAAGCGTAGCCTTGGCTAGCACGGAATTTAGGCTTGTCAGCACCCATACCACGGGCGTTTCGAGCGGCATCCCGTAGCATTTCTGGCACTTCGCGCTTAGACGCGCTAGGTAAAGACATTGAGGACTTACCAGACTCAAACCCTTTTGACATTTTTGCGTTTACGTCTCTTGGGCTCGCCATACCTTTTGGCATTATTCGCTGGGGGGCGTCGGATTTTGTCGTGGCAGATGTAACCGCTGATTTAATTGCAGATTTAATATCGCCGGTAGCACCGCGATACGCATTACGTACACGTTCATCTCTGGTTTCTTCTGCAGATTTCTTTGGAATCGAGCCACGACCTTCGTTACTATACGCGGCAGCTTTAGAACTACGACCTTCGTTGCCATAGTTAGTGGGCTTAGGTTTACGCATTACAGGCGCGGATTTAGCTGGGGCTTCCGCCTCAACTTTGTATCCTGCGGGGAGAGCTTTCTCGTCACGATCGCCTTCATCCATTGCACGTTTGCGCATCATCGAAGACATCATCTCCGCTTCGTTTGCTGCTTCTTCTTCAGTTTGATCTACGATACCGCGATTGGGATTACTAGCTAAGTCTTCTTCAGACATACCGCCTTCATCAAACCGTTTTGCCCGTTTTTTGGTAGCCATTAGCACTTCCCACCCTTCTTCATAGTGACTTGAGTGCCTTTGGTTAAACCACGTTTGGCTACGCCATCAGGCTTAGGGCTGGTCTTAACAGAGCCCATCTTGGTCATACCACCGGCTTTGAGGCCAGCGTGAGCTTTGGAAGCAGGCTTCGCTGCGTGTTTTGCTAGGGCGGCTGGCATGGCGCTTTTAGCACCGTCTTTTTTCTTAGCAATCATTGCCATGAAGCCGGGGTTCATCTTAGTAGCCATAGTATCGCCGCCTTTCTTGAAAAGCTCCGCAGAGCCTTGGTTGGTTTTGGGTCTGTTTACCTTTTGGAGATCGGCACGGTTACCGCTGCTCTTAGGGATTTTGATAGCCTTAGCAGCGCTAGGCGGATTCTTAGGGTTCATTGGATTAGCTTTCATCTTCTTTCCTTTGTCAGCGTCATTAAAGTCTTTTCCGACAGACTGTGGGACGCCTACTTTTTTAGCAAATGATGGCGAGTGGGCTATCGCAGCCATGAAATTGTGTTGCTTTTTAGAGCTACTTGGCATATTAAACCTTAATGATCCAGCCTTTGCCAAGCACAAAGCCAACAATTAACATGCCAATCCAGATCAACGCTTTTTCTACAACAGTCTTACCAACTTTTTTATAGAACTCGCCAGACATCTCTTCAATAGCCAACTTCGCTGCTTTTCTGGCGATGGCTTCTTCGCGGTCTGTCAATGTAATTTCGTTCATATCAGCACTTCCATCTAGCTAGTGAAGCAGCCTTACGGGTAGGCTTGCCTTTTTCGTCCTTCATCGGACCGGGCATACCAGACATACGGGCACAGAATGACTTCTTGCGAGCACCGCCTTGTGGCTGTGGAGCTTTGAGGTTTGACCCTGTGGCTGCATTGTATTTAGCCCTGCCTTTGGCAGTCAGCCCAGCCCCCTTAGAGACCGGCAGCTTCTCACCGCGACCTACTGCAAGGGATGGGGTTTTCTTAGCCATAAAACACCGTAGCTGAAACAGAGCCGCCAACGCCTACAAACATGCCGTTACTGCAAAGTATCCCCTCGCCGGGAATCTTAATTGGTAAACCAACAATGTTGTACGTATCAAGTTCTAACAAAATGCTGCTGTAAAACGTCACCGCTCCGCTAGTTGCTGTCGATGCGGCAGTTGTTACAGTAAAAACATTTGCGTTGGTCTTGGTAACTGCGTAAACCCCGTCCACTGCTGTGCCAGTGGTAAAGTCCATAAAGACTCTATCGCCTGTTTCTAGCCCGTGCGCTGTAATTGTTACCGTAACAGTGGTACTAGCTGCAGTTCGAGCGTATGCGCCCGTCTTGGATACAGTAGGGTCAGCCACAGCCGAACTACGCAATGAAGCCGTAGCAGGGGATACCGTGATTGCTTTGAGACGCACACGGCTAGTAGTAACAACCTTGGACGTTGTTGCGTGGTAAGACAGGACATCAGTTTGCATGGTCATAATGCAGCCCTATCCGTAAAATATGGTCGTTGTTACTGTAGCAGCAGGAAGAAAGACATAAATGCCTGCAGAGGCTAATATTCCTTCGCCGGGGATTAACGTGTAGAACGAGGTTCCAGTAGCGCAATCAATCTCAGTAAGAACATCCTGATACAACGTTACAGCACCGCTGGTTGTTAGCACACCTGTAGTTACAGTAAATGTACTTGTAGTCGGAGCAGTTACAACAGTGTAGGTGTCCGGTACAGCAGTGCCAGTGGTAAAGTTTAAGACAACTCTATCGCCTACAGCAAGCCCATGATTAGCGTAAGTTACAGTACAAACTGTAGTTCCGGGGATGTCATAAGTAGCGGCCTCCGGAATATTGTTTGCAAACGTTATATTTAAGGTGGATGTTGTAGACGGAGAAACTACAACCCCTTTCAGGCGGGTGCGATATGCAACAGCTACACCTGTTTCGGTGTTGTGATACGACTTTACGTCATATTGCATCATAATCAATCTCCTGTAATGCGGGGGCCGAAGCCCCCAAGATTAATTAAGCTGTGCGTGTAAACACGTAAGTTGTTGGGCTGGAGAACATGATGGTAAAACGACCAAGACCTGTTGCGCCAGCAGTAATAGTCAAGTCACCAAAACTGCCAGCAGTGTCTACGGCGGCAGAAGACAAAATACCATTGACAGCAACAGCAATGGTCACATTGCTTGCACCACCGGTGTTATCAACGTACAGGTCCATAACAGTCCCTGCAGTTGCACCAAGAGCAGTGCCAAGAGCAGTGCCGGTAGGCAAAGTAATAACTGTTGATGCGGCTGACGTAGAAGTGATGTAGCCAGTAGCAACTTGGGCAGCAGTCGCTGTAGTTGTTGCGTTAATAGCAGCAGTTGTTGGGTGATTCTGATCTGTATAAACCAGATTTGTTGCTGTTACAGTTGTAGCCGCTAAAGTTGTTACGCTAGTAGCA